AGGATAGTTGCGCCGTATGCAAGCCCGCACCGCGCCGGTTTCCATACCGCGAGCATCGGACTATGCACCAAGTGATGCTTGCCGAATTTATGCGCCGCGATCGGTCACTTATTTACCTTACGTTTCCGCAATGGTGCGAGGTGACGTATGGGTGAGTGCAAGACTTGCGGTAAGCCTCTTTGGAAGGGTAACAAGTACGGCCATTGAGGCTAAGCGCATCATCCTGGATCACATTGCCGTTCGAGGTTTGCATGACGACGCTTGCGAAACGCTGAAAGTTGCATAGCAGAATGGTTTAAGGTATGGAGGGCGGGCGAGGTGAGCGAATGTGGCAAGACGCTCCAACCCCGCCCTATCAACTGGCGAAAGGACCGCCCGATGAATGATGTATTATTTAGCGTAATTGCGCCCGCGTTGCAAGCGTGGAGGTGCGCCAATGTCTAATGACACCCCTAAAGCAACGTTATGGATGCCGTGGTTTATCAAGGATCACAAGGCAGCTGCGAGCACGTTGGATCACATAGAGCACTCTGCACTTTGCTATTTGAAAATGCTTTTGTGGGAAAATAGCGGCACAATCCCTGATGATGATAAGTGGATTGCGAAGCACGTTCGCTTGCCTGTCCAGAAATGGAAAGCCTTGCGCATTGCAGTCCTAGACGGCTGCATTGTCGAAAATGGCGTAATTGCGATGCCTGAAATTACTGCGGAATTTATCAAGGCTCAAGCCAATATTGAGCAAAAAAGGAAGGCAGGAATAGCCTCTGCGATGGCGCGTAAAACGGCAACGGCTGTTGAACGGACGTTGCAACGGAATGGCAACGGAATGGCAACGGCGATTCAACCCCGCGCGGGTAGTGGTGGTGGTGGTGGTCCAAACCATGGGATGAGTTCTGTTATAGAGAGCTTAGCAGATGACGTTGGCGAAAATCCGTTTGCCGTTGTGCAGGGGGGTAAGTGATGGCCACGTTATTCGACACAGGGTTTCAATCCCGCCCGCTTCGCCCGCATCAAACCCTAGCCATGACGATGATCAGGCAATCTATGCTGGCTGGGAATAAGCGGGTGGTTTGCCAATTACCGACAGGGGCAGGTAAGACACGCCTTGCGGCTGAAATTGTAAATGGCGCTCTATCCAAGGATCGAACGGTCGCGTTTACGGTTCCCGCGCTTTCATTGATTGACCAGACCGTTGAAGCTTTCGCGATGGAAGGGATTGATTGCGTTGGCGTGATGCAGGGCGATCATGAATTGCGTAACATGGCCCAGCCGGTTCAGGTTTGTTCGGTTCAAACTCTCGCTAAGAGGGGGTGCCCCGATGTCGATCTGGTCATTGTCGATGAGGCGCATTTGCGATTTAAGGTGCTTGCTGAATGGATGTCCAAGCGACCTAATGTTCCGTTCATTGGTTTATCTGCTACACCGTGGGCGAAGGGCATGGCGGATGATTGGCAGGATTTAGTCAGGCCGGTTGGGATGCAGGATTTAATCAATCAAGGTTATCTTGCGCCGTTTCGTGTTTACGCGCCTACGCATCCAGACTTATCAGGCGTTCGCACGAAGGCTGGGGAGTATCATGAGGGCGATTTATCGGAAGTCATGGGGGACAGGGTACTTGTTGCCGATATCGTCCGCACATGGCTAAAACTTGCAGACTGGCAACCGACGCTAGTGTTTGCGGTAGACCGTGCCCACGCTGCCAAGTTGCAATCTGAATTTGCAGAAGCTGGTATTCCGATGGGATATTGCGATGCCTTCACGGACAGGATCGAGCGTAAGGTGCTTTTCGATCAAATGTCGCGCGGTTCCATTGCTGGAATTGTCAATGTCGGGACTTTGACAACGGGCGTGGATGCCGACGTGCGGTGCATTGTTCTTGCCAATCCGACAAAATCGGAAATGCGACATGTGCAGATTGTAGGCAGGGCGTTGCGGACAGCGCCGGGAAAGGTTGAAGCCTTGATATTAGATCATGCAGACAATCATTCTCGACTTGGGTTTGTCACTGACATTAATCACGAAAAGCTTTTGAAGGGCGGCGAAAAGAATAAGACGAAAAAGGAAAAGGGAGATCCGCTTCCAAAGGAATGTCCATCGTGCAACACGTTGAAGGCTCCGAAGGTTCGTAAGTGTCCAGTCTGTCAGTTTGAGCCTACTGCGCAATCGGATATTGAAACCGAGGATGGCGAATTGATTGAGGTTAAGTTAGGGGTAAAGCGCAAACCTAGTATGGCGGATAAGGCCGCTTTTTACGGACAGCTTTTAGGCATCGCACAATCCCGTGGCAGGTCTACAGGGTGGGCGGCCTATGCCTACAAAGACAAGTTTGGGGTATGGCCGATAGGTGAGGCGAAAGCGGCTAGGCCGATGCCTGCTACACCTGAGGTTTTGGCATTTGTCAGGGCGAAAGATATCCGTTTTGCCAAGAGGAAAGCAAAATGAGAACGGCGGATAAGGCGCGCGGCAAGTGGCGTGGCGTGTTGATGCAGCTCGGCATCGATCAAAGGTTTTTGACCGGCAAGCATGGCCCTTGTCCGTTTTGTGAAGGACGGGACAGGTTCCGGTGGGATAACGACAAAGGCAACGGTTCGTTTTTTTGTTCGCAGTGCGGCGCGGGAGATGGTTTTCAATTCCTGCAAAAGTTCAAAGGATGGGATTTTAGGGAATGCGCAAAGCAGGTTGACGAGATTGTTAGCGGTGTGAAAATTGAGCCTGTTAGAAAATTGGATGAGGCTAGGAGCCGCGATCTAAAGCGTGAATTATGGGCTGCGTCTAAGCCGATAAGTGAGGGCGATCTAGCGTGGCAGTATCTTTCAGGGCGCGGCGTGTTGCCTGCTAAAATGCCAAGTTGCTTGCGGTTTGTGCCGTTTTGCCGTGCACCGGACGGTTCAAACTATCCCGCGATGATTGCGCTTGTGTCTGACGCAAATGGCGAGGCAGGGACAATTCACCGAACGTTTTTATGCCCCAACGGCAAGGCTGATATGGTTGATCCTAGGGCAATTATGCCAGGACAGTTTCCAGAAGGCGGTGCGGTTCGATTGTTTGAAGCTGGTGCAAATTTAGGCATTGCCGAAGGGATAGAGACCGCCATTAGCGCGGCGAAGCGGTTTCGCATTCCGACATGGGCAGCGCTAACCGCTAACGCTTTGGCGAATTGGACGCCTCCACAAGGCGTGGAGCGGATAACTATTTTTGGCGATTGCGATCATAGTTACACTGGACAGGCAGCTTCGTTTGCATTGGCAAAGCGTTTGGTGGGGAAGTTCAAGATTCCGGTCGAAGTCAAGATACCGGAAACGATGGGAACGGATTGGGCTGATGCCTAAAAACACCGGCACCACACCCCCGCATGAGCTGGTAGACGTGAAGTTGCGCAACGGGTTTGTAATCCGCCGCATCGATCCCAAAACATACCGCTGGAAGCCTTGGCCGGAAGGTGAAAGCGGAGGCGATATAACAGACTGGCAGCCGGTTAAGTGACGCTTGACACCCTCCCCAAACCCCTGCACCATCCCCCCACACCGGAGCCGGATATTCCAACGAACCTATGCACAAGGATCGACAGGACGGGGCAGCTACGGTTTTAAGCGGGGCCGGTTATCGGTGATCAGGAAACCCTGCGAATGTCCCGTAACGTGCATGGGGCTGGTGGGATCTAAAACAGCCAGCCCCAAATTTTCCGCTTGACACCCACTTTCAAACTGCTAGGGTGAGGTTATTGGGATTGACCCAGCCGAAAGGATTTTGAGATGTACATGTTGGAAGTGCGCAAGAACGGTGAAATGGTTGACTATGACGGTCGTCGCTTCGCTACCCGCGACGAGGCTGGTAAGGCTCGTACATTTGCAGTCTTGAACGTCGTTGGCCCATTTGCTGACATGCGGGTGCGCCGAGCATGACTAGTGAACGTCACGGCAACGTTTCAGTCCTTGCCCCACCGCCAGAAGGCAAAGACGAAATCCGTAAATATCATGCAATGGACGACGTGGTTCGCAAGGTCGTAGTCAATGCAGCCATCCACCGGCCACGGTCCGACCTTATGCGCGAGGTTTATTTAGCTGGGCTTTGGCATGGCATGAAATTTAGCGGACCAGCACCGCGCAAGCCTGATTATCTCGAACTTACCCCGCCGCGCAGGGGACGACCACGGAAGGTAAAAGACGATGGCCCGACCGCAGCCTAGTGCCACCTGCATAATTACCAACTGCCGACGTTCGGCACCCGCAACAGAGCCATTTTGCTCACACCATAGGAATGAAGCAATGACCGACGCAATCCACCCCGCACCCACTGAATTTTCGCAGCAGCTTTTGGACGTTGACCCGATCTTGCGGTATTTTCACTACTCGCACTTGCCAGCGACGTTGCAGGCGGCATCGCGTCCATTCTGTGAACTGGCATCGCATATCGTCACAACCCTGCCCCGCAATGCCGAGCGCACCGTTGCCCTGCGCAAGTTGCTTGAAGCTAAGGATGCTGCTGTTCGCGCTAACGTATCATGACCCCGCAACAATTCCGCGCAGCCCGCAACGCCCTTGGCCTATCACAACACGCAATGGCGCAAGCGATGTTCATGGGCGTCAATGGCTGGCAATCAATCCTGCGCTGGGAGAAAGGAACGTCAAAGGTTCCAGGCCCAGCCGAATACGCAATCCGCCGGATGATGGATGATGC